GGGGAGGGCTTCGGCTCTCCCCTTTTCTCATTCAACAGGACGGCAAATGTATCAGGACGAAGTTGGAGCCATCTCTTCCCACAATCTTACTCTCGGACTCGACGGCTCTCATCAATTTGCGGACATGAACAAGGGCATTACCCCCGTCTTTTTCCTTGAGCCGATCCAGAACCCGCAAAAGACGGCGGAGGCTGGTCGACCGATCTGCGACGATATGGAGAGGGTACGGCTATTTGTTGCCGGCGATCCCTACAATCAGGTCGTTCATCCGGTTGACGCGAGCATCAAGGAACGCTTTCCCGAAGCCTATCGGCGCTGGAAAGAAAAAAACGAGGACATGCATATCGAAGGCACGCCAATCCGCCAGTGGCCGCTGCTGACCCCCGCCAATATCGCGGAATTTGAAGCCATCAAGATTTATTCGGTCGAGGGGCTGTCGCAGATCCCGGATTCCTCTCTCCAGCGGGTCATGGGCTTGCGCGAATGGCGCGAGAAGGCCCGCGCATGGCTTGCGACCGCCAAGGACGGCGCGGCGGCGGTCAAGTACGCGGAAGAGAATGTACGCCTCAACGATGAGATCGCAGACCTCAAGCGCCAGATGGGCGAACTCAGTTCGCAGATGGCGAGCATGAACAAGAATCAGCATCAGCACGGCGCAAAAAGGTAAGCTCCCGTGGCGCTGATCGACATCATCCAGGGAACGGCGCGGCGCTGTAATTATCCGCAGCCCTCCGTCGCTATCGGAACCACCGATCCGAATATCGCCTTGATGATTGACAGCGCCCAAGACGCGGGCGACGACGCGAACGAAAGGGTGAACTGGCAATCTCTGAAATTGCAGTCCCCCGCCACATTCATGGGTGACGGCACAACGCCTGCCTTCCCTCTTCCGATTGGGTTTCAGCGGCTTTCGCCAAGCGATACATTCGTCTCCGACCTCTACCCAACGTGGAAATTGCCCGGTCCCGTCGCGGAAAGCGACCTTGTACGCCTCAAGGCGTTGCCGATGGCTATTCCCGTCCATGTATGGCGACAAGTTGGCTCGACGGTCCCCGGCAGTGGCGTGATCGTACCGATGATCGAATTCTTCCCCCCTTTAGGAGCGGGAGAGACGGTCTCTTACGTCTATGCCCAGGGCCTTTGGGTCACAAACTCGATGGGGGCGCAATATACAAACCCCATATGGCAGGCCGATAGCGATGTTTCGCTCATTCCCGAAAGGTTAATCAGGCTTGGCGCGGTGTGGAGGTGGAAGCGTCGCAAGGGCTTCGACTATAGTGAGGAACTGGCCGACTATGAGGGCGCGTTGGATAGGCTTGGCGGGCAGGAGGATACGTCTCCCGTTGTCGGCATGGCGGATGATATTGGCCCAATCGACACATGGCCGGGAATCATCACTGACGCATCAGATAATACCTACTAATGACGTTCCGCCGCGTTGCTCTGCGCCAGAGTAAACCGGAATCGCAGATCGTAAAGCCAATGGATTGGGTCGCGCCCATTGGCGGGTGGCAGACCAATGTCCCATTGGTAAATATGCCCCCGACAGCGGCGTCACAGCTTATAAACTTCTTTCCTGAATCGGGCTTCGTTCGGGCGCGCAATGGCTCGCAGGCTTGGCTCACCGGAATAAGCGCGAGCGTCGAAACGCTCATGCCCTATTCGGGCGCGACACAGAACATGTACGCCGTCGCCGGCACGAGTATTTACGATGCAACACTCGCCGGGGCGGTCGGAGCGTCCCTCTATACGGTAGCCAACGCTCACCTGAGTTTCTCTAATTTCACCAATTCGGGCGGCCACTGGCTGGTTTGCGTCAACGGGGTTGATACGCCGTTTCTTTACAATGGCTCTACGTGGGCCACGACATCGATCACAGGTCCAGCGGACCCGACAAAGTTATTCGTCGTTACCGCATATCGGTCCCGACTGTGGTTCTTGGAGAAAGGGACGACCAACCTTTGGTTTTTGCCCACTTTAGCAATTACCGGCGCGGCGCAGGCGGTCAATCTCGGCGCGGTCATGAAATTTGGCGGTCTCCCCGTCGCCATCAACACTTGGACAATGCAGGTCCAGACGGGTGTCCAGCAAGTTCTCTGCATTCTGTCGAACGAGGGCGAACTGGTCATCTATACGGGGTCAGATCCCACTGACGCCACCAACTGGTCACTGATGGGAACCTTCAAGTTAGGGTTTCCTCTCGGGACTGATCGCTGCATGTATCAGATCGGCGGCGATCTCGCCATTATGACGGTCGATGGGATCGTCCCTGCCTCTCAGGCAATTGCACTTGATCCGGCCGCCTCCGATCAGGCGTCGATGACCAAGAATATCTCCCCGACATGGCTTTCTACGGTGCAGTCGGTGGGGCGAACTACCAACGGTTGGCAATTCATCACCTATCCGGCGCGCAGGATGGCAATCATCAACGTGCCAGATCCCGCACGGGGCGTCTACCAACTTGTGATGAATACTGAGACGCTGGCTTGGACACTGTTCAACGGCATGCCGTCCTCTGCCTCATGGGCCGTATTCGACGGGAGCCTGTTTTTCGGGACTACGGGAAGCGGCGTCTGGCAAGCAGACTTCGGCTCATCTGACGGCACGGCTCCCATTGACTGCCTTTCAGTGGGAGCCTGGACGAGGGTAGGGGACGGACTCGCGCCCAAAAGCACGACCATGATTGGGGTCGATTGTATCATCGACGCCAATGTTTCGATCTATGCGGGTTCGTCATTCGATTATGCGGCGCGTGTTCCTTCGGCTCTTGGAGCGAGCGGGGTAGCCGTTGCGGCAGCCCTTTGGGATAGCGCGCTGTGGGATAGCGCCATGTGGTCCGGGATTACGCCAGTGCGCCTGATCGCGGATGCGGGCGGAGAGGGTGTCGTATTCGCGCCCACCGTGCGGGCGCTCGTCAAGGGGAACTCCTCGGCCCCGTCGAATTGCATGATTCTAGGCGGGTCGCTTCAGTTCCAGCAAGGCTCGGGGATTTGATCGTTTCCGAGCCGCCCGATCTCATTGCCAAATGGGTTGGGGAGCGGATCGGAGAAGAGTTCAAGCCGCCTTATTCCGGCCTGGCGCATTTGGATGCGGCTGGGAGCATCACGGCGGGCTTTGTTTTCCAGAATTGGACACGCCACGACATCGAAATGTCGGTGGCTGCGATATCGATCCCGCGCACTCTTCTGCGCGCCGTCTACCGCTACACGGTTGAGCAACTTGGCTGTCGCCGCGTCACATTTCGCGTGCGGTCGAGCGATCTGAAAACACAGGAATCGGCGCAACGCCTTGGTGCAAAGTGGGAAGGTCGCATTCGGCGATTCTACTCCAACAGTGAGGATGCGGTGATCCTCGGCATTCTCAAAGAGGACTTCCGGTATGGCTAATTTCCCCGCTGGGCCGGGTTTCGGTTCGATCAATGACATTGGCGCGGCCCCAGGTGGGTTCCCGCCCGCGCCTGCGCCCGCTGGTGGCGGCATGGGAATGCCCATGCCTACGGCTGGCGTTGGCGGCTCTCCGGGCGGCCTTGGCAACATGGTGGGCGTGCAGTTGGGGGCGCTTCCGTCGGCTCCTTCTCAGCCCTTCGTTGGCACGACGCCGCTTCCCGTAACGCCTCATGCATCTCTCACACAGGCGCTTTCAAACGTGGCTGCGCCAACTCCAGCTCCGGCAGTGCAGCAGCCCACCGGAACGGGGCTCTATGGCAATGTGACGCAGGCCCAGCTCGATTATATAAATAAACAGCAGGCCAATAACTCACTTTTCGGATTGTCGAACCACTCCGCTGGCGGAGACGCCGGCTACGGCGGGGGAATGGGATTCTAAGATGGGCTCCGCTCCGACCCCTCCCCCGGCCCCAGATCCCGTAGCTACGGCCCAGGCTCAGACGGGAGAGAACGTCGATACCGCACTGGCTAACGCGGCGCTTTCGCATGTCAATCAGACCGATGCGGGCGGCGACACGTCAACCTACGGAACGAATGGAACGACTTCGTTCACGGACCCCGTGAGCGGCAAAACATATCAGATTCCGAACTATACACAAACAACGTCGCTGTCCGATCCAAATCAGAAAATCTACAATACCAATCAGGCGACGCAGCAGAACCTTGCGACCATCGGCCAGCAGCAGAGCGCGGCGATTGGCAATACGCTCAACACGCCCATAAATCTAAAGGGAGTCAATCTACAATCCTTTGGCAATCTTCCGAACGCTGATCTCACCGCGAACAATATCAACCAATTCCTCAACACGAATTGGGAACAGCCTCTCGCCTATTCGCAGGGCAATCAGCGAGAACAATTCAATCAGATGCTCGCGGACCAGGGCATCAATGTCAATGATCCGGCTTATATTCAAGCTCAAATCAATGAGGGACAGAACCAGCAGCAGCAGCAAGATACCTACGCCAATGCCATGTACGGCACGGCGGCGAGCAACATCCTCGGCGCTACGTCCCTCGCTGACCAGAACCAGATCAACACGGCGCAGGCGAATAACAACGCCGCGCTTTCTCAACAGGGCTTCAACAATCAGGCCACGTTGTCCAATCGGGAACAGCCGCTGAACGAAGTCTCGGCGCTGTTGAATGGCTCGCAGATCGCCTCGCCCAACTTCATGAATACGCCTCAGACCACCATTCCGACGACAGACTACGCCAGCATTGTGCAAAATGCCTATCAGGATCAGTTGCAGAACTATAATGCGCAGGTTGCACAACAAAGCGCCAGCATGGGCGGCCTATTCGGGCTTGGCGGCTCGGTTCTAGGCGGTCTCGTCACCCTTTGAAGGCGCTAATCGAGGCGCACGACAAGATCGTTCTACAACTCTCGGGCGGCAAGGACTCGCTCGCCTGTCTGCATCTTGCAAAGCCGTGGTGGGACAGGATCACGGTGATGTGGACGAATACGGGAGATGCCTTCCCCGAGACTATCGAGCAGATGGCCGCCATCAGGGCGATGGTCCCGAATTTCCTTGAGGTAAGGACCGATCAGCCGGCGCAGATTCGAGAGAATGGCTGGCCAAGCGATGTGATCCCGGTGCGGGCGACCAAATTCGGGCGCTTGTTGACCTCCGACGACGAGGCTCCGGTCATTCAGGGCTGGCCGCTTTGTTGCGGGGCGAATATCTGGACGCCGATGTTCGAGGCTACGATTCGGCTCGGCGCAACGCTCGTCATTCGGGGCACGCGCAAATCGGATCGACGTGCGGCGAAGTCCGATACGGAAGTCATCTGCGGCGTCACTTACCATTGTCCTATCTGGGATTGGACGGCTGCGGAAGTGTTCGCCCATCTCGACTATCACGGCCTCCTGCCGGCGCACTACAGCGAGACGGAAACCTCGCTCGATTGCATGCACTGCACGGCCTATCTCGATGAGAACGCAAAAAAGATGCGCTTCATTGAACGAAAATATCCGGCTGTCTCAGCCGAAATCCAGACGCGGTTGA